CAGCCCAGGCAGCATGACCGTGCTTCTCGATGATGTCGTGTTTGAGTTCTTCTTCTATCTTCTTAATTTCGTAGACTCCACGCCATTCTTCAACGGCAGAGAACACAGAGGTATCTTTGGGCCTGTTTAGCTGCTTCTTGCGGAAGGCGGCTCTGGCCTGCACATCAGCCTTGCCAAGTTCTTGGATGTCCTTGGTAACTGACTCCAGTTCCTTACCTACCGCCAATGCCTCTTTGATGCCAGCGACAGCAGCCTTGGCAACTTGAGTGACTGGTTCGCTCATGTTACTCCAGAGGAGGATTTAGTGCTGTTGAGAGAAGTCCACGATAAGCAAGGTTTTCTGGCAGCGGCGCTGTTTGCCCTGATGCAATCCTATTAGCAGCCATCTGTGCAGCCCGTCTACGCAGAACACCTTGTGTATAATCAGCCGCTAAGCCAGCCCCAGCAACACCTGTAGCTAAAGCAGGGTTTTGTGAGAAAGTGTAAGCACCGCCAGCAGCAGCCAACTTAGACCGCAATGGGCTAAACTGTGAGGCAAAGGTCAATATTGGATCTAAAGGACCACCTTCAGCAACAGAGCGAATGATGTTTTTCTCTTCTTGGTTGAAGGCCTTCATCTTGTCTTTGTTTGCAGCTAAGTTAATAAACCCACGCCGAATCAGTTCACTATCTGATGCCTTTGGGTCTAGGTTTTTTGCGTCTGCAACATTAAGAGCATCATCTAGAATCTGAGCACGACTAGCATTACGCCAATCCTTCCTAGCGCCTACGATTGTACGAACAGCCTCATCAATACCGCCCTTACCGGCAATAACATCTTTTGTAGTAAGATTGGTTATAAAGTCATCTGCTCTGGTAACAGCTACACCACCTAATCTGCGGATGTTTGGGTCTTTGTTGGTTTTCAAATCATTCAGAATTCCTCTAACTTTCTCAAGTGTAGAGAAGGACATCTGAGGATTTTGCTCAACAATAGATTGAATCCTAGCTAAGTTAGCGTTAATGTAGTCTGACTCAGGAGTGCCAGGAATCATGTTTGCATCATCAAGGTCAGAACGAATATCGCCAATCATCTTCTTAACACCAGCGTCCTTGAGAGTGATGCCAGCATTTTCTACTTGAGTGTATGCCTTTGATGCCCTTTCCCGAACCTGTGCTGCTGTCTGTAGAGGAATCTGTCTTTGCTCGATAGCCGAGATAGTCTTTCCTGCGCCTGATGCAGTCAAGGCACCTACGCCGACAGCAGCCAAAGTAGCGGCTAAGTCACTTCCTGTATAGCCCTTTACTGCCTCTGCTGTTGGCTGTGCAGCTAAACCAGCAGCACCGGCAGCAGGTATTTGCCGTTTAAGATCAGCAGCCATTGCAGGCACATTAGGAAGCATTCTAGCTAAAGCACCAGTACCAGCCATCGCCTCTGTACCGGCCCCCACAGCCCTCTCTACTGTTGTAGCTGGCTCTGGTAAGCCAATCGCAGATAGACCCTTAGCCTGCTCTTCATACACAGAAGGGAGTCTGCTCTCAGAACCTAAGGCCTGCGCAGCCAGATTATAAGCACCTCTGCCGGCTTCTAATACAGCAGCGGCAGGAGCAGTAAACGCCTGATAACCAGCACGGGCAGTTAAGCCTACTTGGCGAAGAGCCTCTTGCCCAAGACTTCTCTCTTCTTTTGGCGCCGCCTGAGCAGGTGCCGCAGCAGTGCCTAAGTAAGAACGAATCTTAGAAAGTGCTTGTTCGTTGCTTGTACCGGCAGGCAGTTCATAAAACTTGCCTTCATATTCATAAACAGGCATAGCTACTCCTATTGTAATTTAATTGGGTTTTCTCTTGTTCCAGCACCCTGTGGTGCAATAATACTAGGAGGCATATAGCTTTGACTAAAATCAAAATCATTTAGGTTATTATTCTTGTTAGCGTACTCATTCATGCGCTTATACAAGTTAATCTTACCGTTTTGAATCTCTTTAAGTTTTGCAATAATCTCAAGCCGTGCGGTTGGGCTGTTTGTAAGCTGAGGAATTCTTGCCTCAATGAACTTACGGTCAGTGTCTGAAATCTGAGCACCAAGTTTGCCGCCAAGTTCTTGCATAACCAAGTCTTTAGCGCCTTTGTCGTAACGCTCTGCACTAGCTAGATTACGAGCATCAGCAGCACTTAACAGGCCTACAGAGTTAAGGAAGTTAGATGCGCCTAAAGCCGTCATTGCCAATGGCCCGGTATAGAGTTTATTGTCCTTAGCCAAGTTTTCTAAATCATCAAGCGTAGTAAGAGATGCTCTTGCCGTAGAGGCAGACAAGGCTGCGGCATCCAGTGCTTTAGCCTGTAACTCACCACGCTGACCAGCAAACTTACTTTCCTGAGTCATGTTAATTGTGGTGCCGCCCGGTGTTGACAGTTTTAACACTTCACGAGCATTAGCTAAAACACGCTGTTCTTGAGGGCCTAAGTCTGTACGACCAGCTAACTGCAACACAACCTGACGGGCCTGATCTAATGTGCTTGCCTGCTTGTCTTTATTGGCGGCAGCTAAATTCTTAGCAATTGTAGACTTGATAGTATCTTGTTGCTGAGTAAGTTTCTCCGCTACTAACTTAGCCTTAGCAGCCTTATCAGTCATTCCAGCCTGACCATAAGCATCAGACAGATAGTTTAGATATCCACCTAGGCCTTCAGTTTTTAGGATATCAGCGCCACCAGCACGAATCTGCTCTGATAGCTTGTCTTGCATATCTTGTGTGCTTTCCACGCCTAACAATCCACGGACACCTTTACCAACAGCGCCGATAGACCGGCCTACATCTTGTGCTGCCTGAACACCAGAGAATACAACACCCCTTCCGGGTTCTAAAGCAGCAATAGTTGCGGCTGTTTTATCACGCTGTGCTTGATATAATAGTTGTTCTTGTTGCGGTGTTCTTGGTAAAATATCCGCAAACAAACTTGCAGTGATGTCTTCTTGTGCCATTTTATCCCCTTAACCGTATATTCCGGGTGCTAAGAAATTAACACCCATGTTTGCTTCATACACCGATGGTGTGTAAGTAGATCCACCGAATAGTCCATTTAAACTGCTTCCTAAATTGCTAGCACCAGTAAGCAAGTTACCAGCGCCGGTCAATGCACCGCCCACATTGGTGCCTAAGCTGCCAATCTGTTGATTAACTGCCTGAGCAATCTGTTGTCTACGAGCAGCGTCGATATCAGCAGCACCAAGGTTTAGCGAAGTCTGTAGACCAAGACCACGCAGTCCTGCCTCTGCCTGTCTACCAGCACCAGTCAAGGCCAACTGCTGTAGCCCTAATCCCTGCTGACCAGCCAATTGTAACTGCTGTAAGGTATTTTGGTCAACCTGTAACCCCTGAGACTGTAGGGCCTGTGCTATTGCCTGCTGACGACCAGCCTCTTGTGTACCGAACTGCTGTGCAGCCAAGGCATTCTGAGCCTGCTGAGTAGCCTGTGCAGACAGTAAAGACTCCATGTATGGGTTAACTGCACCCATGCCGCCACCAACTGTGGGCACATTCTGACCAATTCCTAGCAATCCACGGGCACCCAAACGAGACAGCAATGCTTCCTGCTCTCGCTGTCTTGCAGGCCCTTGGAGGCCCTCTAATTGACCGAAGAGGGTCTGACTAGCCTGAGCAGGATTGATGGCTCCTAGGGCCGTTCCTGCAAGTCCTAGGGCCTGTTGCTGAAGGGCTGCATAGGGGCCAGCAGCGGTTGTAGTAGCCCCCGTAGGCGACACTGTAGAAGTACCAAGTCCAGAAGTGACCGTATAAGGCGTAAAGGGCACATTAGCGGCTGCACCGATAGCAGCGGCCTGCGATGCTGCCTGAGAGCCTAAGTTACGAAGAGCAGCGGCATTGGCTTCAGCGGCGTTGTTAGACACAATCCCTTGAGCAGCAGATCCTAGTAGCTGACCCACTTCACTAGAGGTAAACTGCCGTACTAATTGGCCTGCTTGGTTAAATGCTCTGCCAAGGCTATCGATTGAGAGGCCGCTAGCGGTTGTTCCAATGATTTGAGAAGTTGCCCCACCTAAGAGGCCAGTAGCGCCAGTGCCTGCGGCTGTCTGCCCTGCTAATGCAGCAGCAGTACCGGCAGAGAAACCACCGGCTTCAAGGCCTGCGGCAACCTCAGCAGCACTTGGTAAAGCAGTACCAAAACCTGCTGTTCCAACTGGTCCAAAGGCTCCCGTGGTTGACGGAGCACCAGTAACCGCACTAGAAACCGCACCTTCAAACATACTTGGTACAGTAGCGGTAGTACCGCCAGTGCCAGCAGCAATTGGGGTCTCTAGCAAACCACCGGCTGATACTGGGATTCCTGATGCAACAGCGCCACCAGTAGCGGCAGCAGCAGCGGCTGCGGCAGCAGCTTCACTGACACCAGTAGCGGCAATCGTAGAGGCAATTTGTGCCTGTGAGAGACCCTGAGCAGCTAACTGAGCAGCGTCTGCGGCAACAAAGGCAGCCTCAGAAGCGGTCACTACTTCAGCAGCAGTAGCAGCACTACCAAAGTCTACAGGTATGCCTGTTGTAGCTACAATAGTAGCGGCAACTACGGTGCCCCAGCCACCCGGAATCTCTTCGTTAATAAAGTCGTCAATGTCTGAGCCAACGTCTGAGATTGGATCAATGATTTCGTCTTGAACAAAATCACCGACATCCTCTACGGCATCGCCAACTGTATCAAATACTTCTTCGACTGCTCCACCCATTATTTTCTCCTATACCAGATTTGGTATGTGTTACCATCTTTACCGATGATGTCCTTCATAAACCCAAAACCAAAATGTTTCATAAACTTAATCTTTGGAGTGTTAGTCTTTGGGTTATACAGTGCAAACAGGCTTGTATTAAGCATATCTGTAAAGTTAAACCAATCCTTCTCCATCTGAGCCTTAACAGTCCTATTCCACTTCCTGACTGTTATGTGAAACCAAAGCCTGTTATTAAATCTTTCTAACCAAGCCTCGTATTCTTTTCTTCTGCAAATAGGTACTTTTGTCGATTCACTCATTAAATAGTCCTGCCAAAGACGGCATAAACATCCATCTTTTGCAGAGACACGTTTGTACCATTGACCAATGCTTCAATACCAATTTGAACGGCATTACCACTACCACTCAACTGCTGTCTAATTTGCTCAAAGGGCACATATAACGAATACTCTGCAATCCCGTATTCCGATATCCCGTACTCGCTATTGCTATTTGGGGCAGTAGTAAGTTGGACACTATCGTAGCCAGCATTATAATCGAAAGCCCAACGAATGTCAAATGTGGTGTTATCTGAGCCTAAAACCGTGAGCACAATCTTCTTGAGCATCTTGGTTACTGACGGGCTGCCAAAGTCCATGTACGGCGTGTAATAGGTAAAGGTATAATTTAGACCGTTATCTAAGTAATTCTTGTATTCAGCAATACCATCTGCCTTGCCAATAAACAGCCTAGAATCGTGTGTCGCACATAAGGCCAAAGGATTTATGCTGTTCCAGATAGTGGTTCTTAATGACCCGTCTTGCAAGAAGGAGCGAAGGTCAAAACAGTAAGTCTGGTTAAGAGAAGGCAGCGTTAATAGATAAAAAGCATCTTTTTGATAATAGACACTTCTGAACAGCTTAACGTCTTCTTGGTTTACTAAGTCTAAGAACTGGTCACGGACATTACGGCTAAGGTCTTTAATCGGGGCAGACTTCTCTTGTATGGTACGTCCTAGGCTACGCAGGCCACCATCAGATAAGAAAATAAGGTCTGTGCCGATGCTCTGTACAGAATCCCTAGCAATACAGCCAACACCCTCAATAACGTCATACAGGGCAAGGCTACCTAGGTCATTGGCGTTAGAGTAAAGAACGATGTTGTTAATCGTAAAGATAACTAAGAAGTTATTGTGCTCTGCCAATGCTACAATCTTGTCACCGCCGGGAACAACCTGCTCTAGGTTAATAAACCCAGAACTAGAGCTTGCAAAGTTTGTGGTGTCTAGCAACACAGAGTAGTACACAGTCATGTTATCGGTACCAATGTCAGCAACCCAGAGCCTACCATAGGCAGCTAAGGCACAGTTAGGCATGAATGTTGAGGCACTGTAGCCTGAAGGCACTGAACCGATGTCTGCTATGCGCTGGAACCCAAAGGAGCCAGTATGGGCATGGGCGGTAGAGCCTAACTTATGGTACACCAGCGGAGGATGGCTTGCCTGAACAAGATAACCGTGTGGGGACAGCGTTAGTCCACTACTGTATTGAGCCTGTACAATCTGCCAGTTATTGTCTGTGATGGTATAGGTTAGGTCAGCAGTGTTGGTGCTGTTACGCACAGCCGCCTGAGTCAGTGTTGTAGAGCCGGTGTAAATCTTGTTGTTGCCACCGCTGATAAAGGTATAGGTACCATCGCCGTTATCAAACTCAAACAAGGACTCTATGGTGCTGTTAGTGCCACCAGTAGTGGTAATATAGGACCAACCTTTCCTAGCAGCAATACGACCTGATTGATCGATTACGCCATTGTAAGCCTCTAGTGCAAACGCAGGATTAAGGTTAATACTAGAATCCTGTGTATTAAGGCCATAGAAGCCCGGAGAGGTTAATGAGATAGATTGGAGTGGTTTATTAGGCATTATACCGAATACCAGATAGTTTCATCAGGATGCCGTGCAGCCTCTAAAGAGATAGAGTCTAGCAAGGCCTGTTTAGCTACTGCATATTGGCTATTAATATTGATGCCACCGTCTTCTCCACGCTCTTCAATTGCCTTAGCCCAGGCAAGCAACTCAATTGGTCTGCTAGGTAGGGCTGTTGAATCCGTGTCTGCTGACAGTGCAGCCTCTGGAACAGCCATAACTAACTTGATGGTATAGATGCCGTTCGGTATAGGAAACAGATCAATCTTGATGTCACCGCCAGCAGAGAGGCCGTTAAACTGGTAATAGGCTGGGAAACCCTGTGCTGGGTTAGCAATAAAATCTATATTCTGAGTAAAGAAGCCTTTGTTACGCTGTTCTAGGTAGCCTCTGTTAGTGCTATCAAAGATTTGTAACAGGCGACCACGATCACCGGCACCAGTGACAGCATAGTTATAAGTGCCTGCTGCGGTTGTCACAGTCTTGGTTGTACGCAGTGCTTCCCAGTTCCAAGCATCCTCTACCTCACGCTTGGCATCGTTAACTAGACTGCCAATCAGTAGTGAATAGTCACTCTGGCTAACAGTAGAGACCGTCTGCTCTCGCAAACGAGTCAACACACTATTTACTAGGGTTAAGTATGATGTAGCCATCTTTTATATTTCCATTTGAGTTAAAACCACTACTCAGTTACAATCCCATTTTCTTAGTGCTAACGCTTTTCTAGTTGGCCTACCTTTTTCATCCTTCATAGGCCCTGGTACACCACTCATACGGGCACAAAAGGACTTCCTACGGGCAGCCTTCTTAGGCGACTTAGAGGCCTCTTTAGCGGACACCGGAGGCTTCAGGTTAGCGCCTTCTTTGTTTTTAAAGTATGCCCTGCCTTTGGCATTTAAGCCGCCTTCAGGGTTCTGATATACTTTCTTTACCATTACTTGCCTTTTTTAAGGCATTTACCAGCAGCTTTGCACTTTGCTGGTGTTGGGCATCCTAGGCAAGGCTTAAATGGTGGCTTCTTGTTGGTCTTCATAGTAACTCCTAGTAGGATGATTTTGTTTTAGGTTTCTTCGCTGTCTTTGCAGACTCTTTGAAGGCTTTAGCCGTAGGAGCACCTTTGGAGCCTACCTTACGCATCTTCTCACCACTGCCTTCCTTGATACGCTTACGCTTGGCATTGATATTGGCATAGAGGCCAGGTTTCATCGTCCTCTCCCTGCTTTACGCATTGTTGGCTTTGACTTACGAGCACTTGACAAGGAAATCGCTATAGCCTGCTTCTGGGGCTTACCAGACTTCATCTCTTTACGAATGTTCTCAGAGATAGTCTTTTGTGAATAACCTTTCTTTAACGGCATTTAAGTCTCCTAGGTATGCTTAATATCGGATAGCTGCGTAGTTAATTCTACTGTTACTATACAAGATGCATTAGTTGCACCGGTTTCAATCTGTGCCCTAATCTCATCGCCTTCTTCTAAGACTACATAGGCCTCGCCATCAATCCTGAGAAAGTTAGAACCAGTGATAGCGTAGTTGTGTGTAATATAAACTTCTGTATTGTTACTTTTGTCGTACCACCAGCAGTTAAAGTTCTTTGCTGATGATGTACCATTCAAGGCATACAACAGCGTCCATCTGCCAATTTGTCTTGTTGGCATAGTAAATATAGTGGTCTTAGTATTAGGTGTTAAATTAACACCAACAGATACTGGTCGCATATTAACCTATTTTAAGGACTAAGCTGAGTAGCAGAACCACGATAAAGCCAGTAGTGCCTAGCAGGATCTGTTCTAGTCTCTTTAGCCTAGCGTTGATTCCCAAGTAGCGTTCAGCGCAGACTGCCTCATGGGTATCAAGTTGGCCTTTAACTTGGTCTATTGGTGACATTATTCACCTCAAGGCAGAGTAGCGACAAAAGCCTGTGCCGCCTCAGCAGACATCACATTACCATCAGCGTCTTGTAGTTCTGCGCCTTCTGCAACTGCCTTCTTAAACTCTGCGTAGTCGGTGTTGGCGGGGTCAAAAATAAAACTAGAAATTGTTCCATCTTCGTTATTTTTCAAAACTCCGTAGTTTTTATTTTCAATACTGCCTTTTAAAAGTTTATACATTTTATAACTCCGCACTAAAACTTAAATAAGAAGTGGTGTTGTTGTTTGAAAGCAATTGATAAGCACGACCCGTTGTTAATGACCCGCTGTGTATAAAGTTAATTGCAGGGTATAGATTATTGCCGCTATTAATTGTTGGGACAGATGTGCAAGCAATTATTGAACCATCATAAAAAGCATAATTACTAGCAGTCCCTGTTGTTCCTAAAGTTGGATTTGCTCTCATCTGAACAGGGAGAGAAACAATACCTCCTGCTGAAGTGGATGCATCACACGCACCAATTGCGTATCTTGTGTAATTATCTATGGCACTAAGTTTGTAAAAATACCTCTGACACAGTATCAACTCACGCCCATAGTCTCTGCGCTCAAACGGTGTAGCAACAGAGCCTACTTCGAGTTGTACGCCTGTGATGTACAGGGTTGCGCCGTTTGTGCCAACTACGCTGGTTGCGCCAGTTGCAGATAAATAAAGACCAGTAGCCCAAGCGCCTGCGGTTGTAGAATAAGTTGAACCAACACCAAGGCCAAAACCTACCGTAATTCCTCCGGTGTTAATTGCTCCGCCCCAAGTGCCGCTTGTGTCTCCTGCAATTGTGATTGATTTTTGTTCCCATGTGTTTGCAGAGGAAATCGTATAGGTAAACGGATAGGCTCGTGTTCTTCCATAGTTAGCCAAAGCGCCACCAAAGGTTCCCGTTAGGCTTGAGCGAACCCAAAATGACAAAGTTATAGTCTTGGCATTTGCAGTTCCCCAACCTAAATCGTATGTGTTTGCATATTCAATATGCTGTTGAAATCCAAAATAATCAGAAGTGAGAACCGTATAAGCAGATGAAGAAGTAAAACCAAGATAGTTTAAGAACCCTGCCGGAGGTGTAACAGAAGCAGCATTTTGATCAGCAGTAAATTTACTAGCCTGAGTTAAAAAACATTGCCACCTATCTACCGTGTATTGCGAATCCACAGGAGTAATACTAGCCCCCGCATTACGTTGGTCAATAACCATCGCACCATTGATGATGCGGTTACGGAAGCCTTGCAGACTATCCGCAGTAGG